TATGTTATTTGTAATATGTAAAGTTATCTATCTACATATTAGTATTGTTAGGTGTAAGATCCTAAATTAAAACCAATGCTTTAATTCCAATGTTTTATTATTAAAATCTGGTTGAGTTGGTCTATCAATAGGATTATACATTGTACTGACATCGCGTTTATAATTAATATATGCTTGTGCTTCACTGTATATGTGTTTTACACAATACGATACTACTAAATCATTTAACGCTTGAATTTGTTCAGTTATTTGATTTGGTAAATTCGTAGAACTCTGAAGGAAAATGCTTCTCATAATAATTTTCAAAGTGTCGCAATTTTGATTATCAATAACATATTGTTGATTAGATACTTCATATACTCCAGCACGAATAGCATTTTGAATAATCTGCATATTCTCTTTACTGAAAAATGCTAGAGATAATGTAGAATCTTGAAAATTACCAGTCATGGCTTCGTGAAATGTAGAACACTCACTATTAACTGGTATTTTATCGAATAAAGAAAATTGATTTATATTTGGACCAATTATATTTAATCTTCCATTTGTACTTGAACAATTCATTGTATATATATATTCAGTAGAAAAATTATATCTATTTAATTTATATAATGGAATATAATTTTCAAAAGATTGTCTTAACTATCGCAATTATAGTATTTATTATATTAATGATTTTTATAGCTACCGTGTTGTATAATAGTAAATTTGACGTTAAATTCCCACCAAATGTGTCACAGTGCCCAGATTACTGGATCGATCAACAAACACCCCCCAATTCTGGAAGCATTAGCAATACATCTAACCAAACATGCGTAAATGTTAAAAATTTAGGAAATCCGTCTTGTAATAAAACTATGAATTTTTCCGATAGCTATTGGCAAGGGTCAAGTGGTGACTGTAATAAAAGTAAATGGGCAAAATCATGTGATTTGACATGGGATGGCATTACATCCAACTCTGATATTTGTAAAGTATAAGTAGGTTGATTATTGATTATTGATTATTGATTATTGATTATTGACTGTTAATATTTACTAAAAATGTAAAATTTAATTATACATTGATTTATAATTACATTATTGTTGTTATTATCGTTATTATCGTTATTTTCGTTATTATCGTTATTTTCGTTATTTTCGTTATTTTCGTTAATTGTCTTTAACGTCGACGGCTTTTCTTACTAGAACGCTTTTGTCTAGTAATTCTTTTTTTGCCAACAAGTCTTTGTTTATTTTTACGATAAGTTTTACGGCCTCCTTCTTTTTTTTCTTTTTTACCACACCACTTACCCCAACAGCTTTCTTCTTCTATTTCCATGGTATCATCCGCATATGGCGCTGGCACTGGCACTGCTGCTGGCATACGCGTAGGCGCCTCACTAGATCTACCATCTCTGTCCATAGTTTCAGTAGACCGTGTTGGTATATCAAGCGACTGAATAGTATTACTTCTATCATAATTATTTACATTTTCGTTAAAACTAGCAATCTCACCATTCGCAACCCTACGTTTTATAGCGTCAGCACTAACAAATGAAGTTTGTTCTATACGTGCTTCCGTAAGATTACGTATTATAGGTATTATCGCACTGTATCTATCAAATATATCTTGTGTAAGAGTCCAATCTGGCGCAACATAATTTCCATCATTCCACCCCCAATAACTTCTAAACGACGGACCATATAAATATTGTAAAAGTGTTATTAGTTGTGGTCTATCATATGATCCTTTCATTTTAAAAGATATGGAATTTATAATATAGTCCATGTAAGTCAGAAATCGCATAATATTTATCATATTATTAACTACTGTAGCTAGTTGATTGGTTCTACTTATATAAAAATCGGTAACTGTATATTTCTTATATGTATCCAGATCGACATCATAGTCATGTCCGGTAAGTAGGTTATAATAACCCTTTATCTTTTCATATATATCCTTATTAAAATCTAGTACTCTTCCAAAATCTATTAAAACTGTTCCGGGGTTGCTCGGTGTCGTACTTGCTAATACATTTCCAGTATGCGAATCAAAATTTAATTTTTTCGATTTTAAAAACAATATAATTGTCTGTGCTATAGCATATTGACAGCCAGTAATATATGTGTATTCTCCGATTGGAATATCCGCCAATTCGGTGTAAGTAGGTTCTGCCAATTCCATAGTTATCATACCAAGACGTCTATTTTTTGAATAATCTAAACAATTTAAACCTATGTATCGCAACATTTCACTGATAGTTCGTGAAGTATGTTTCTTATTTAATTCCATTAGCAATATTCTAGCACTTCTTTTATCAAAATGGGAAAAATCGATAATTGACAAAGTAATAGGATTTCCATTTGGACTAAGAGTATCTATATAAATTTGCTGTTGTGTGTCTGCTTCTTTTTTGAAATCTCTTAGATTTTCTGTTTTTTTTTCAAATGCTGCATTTTTTTCACTAATTATCAAAGGGTTTAATCTATCAGAATCTTCATCTGAAATGATGGCAAGTTTAAAAACTATACTATAAATTGGTTTAGTTAATGCTGATTTCTTGTCATTTAAACCGTAAAACTCCGTATTACTTTCAATTCTAGGGACATCTAGTCGAAATATAAAACCGGTTAGCGAACTATACGAAATTCTTGACAACTTAGCATCTGGTAAGCTAATCATTTTGTATACAGCTTCCCACGAATTTAATTTTGGATTTCGTTGTCTCTGTAGTACACCGCCATGATATACATGTTTATTCTGTATTCTAGGCATAGTAATAAATATATATATAAAACTGATATTTTATTATTTTATTTTGTTTTGTTCGTTGTATTTTTGCTTAGTTGTATTTTTGTAAATTATTACATGTTTAACTAAAAGAAACATAAAAACAAACCATATACAAATATATACACTATCAAAATATGGAATTAATAGATATAAATAGTATTTTAAATCGAAACAAAATAGCGGAAAATATTAAATCCTTTTTTATAGAATTTGAAAAAGACAAAAATAATTTAACTGTTAAGCGCGGTATTTATGTGTATGGAAACCCAGGCACGGGTAAGACCTTATTTATTGAAAAAATACTAAAAGAATTAAATTACGACATTATTAAATATGACGCCGGTGATATTCGAAATAAATCCATTATTGATACAATTACAAAGCATAATATGTCCGATAGAAATGTTTTATCCATGCTTCAGAAAAAGGTGAAAAAAATCGCCATTATTATGGACGAAATTGATGGCATGAATAATGGTGATAAAGGAGGCATAAATCAACTAATTAAATTGATACGACCCAAAAAAACAAAAAAACAGCGCATTGAGGAAATAACGCTGAATCCAATTATATGTATTGGTAATTACCATGTTGATAAAAAAATAAAGGAGCTTATGAAAGTATGTAATAGTTATGAATTAAAGAATCCAACTACAAAAGAAATGGAAACGCTACTTACGACTGTAATGCCATCGATTGACGCGGACCTTAAAAAGAACTTACTTCACTATATACAAGGTGATTTACGAAAATTCAACTCGATCATCAGCATATATAATAAGCAGCACTTATTACTGAAAAATGAGATTATCCAGAATATATTCCAACCGAAAACATATAACGAAGATAGTAAAAAAATTACTCAAAAGTTGATTAATACGAATTTTGATTTGAATAATCATAATAATATTATGAATGAAACGGATCGAACAATTGTTGGATTATTGTGGCACGAAAATATTGTGGATGTTTTAGAAAAACACCCGGTAAATAAAGCATTTCCATTTTACAAACAGATTTTAAATAATATGTGCTTTGCGGATTATATTGACCGAATCACATTTCAAAAGCAAATTTGGCAATTCAATGAGATGAGTTCCCTAATTAAAACATTTTATAATAACAAATTGTATCACGAAACGTTCACAAAAAAAGCCAAGTATAATCCAACTGATGTTCGATTTACAAAGGTTTTGACAAAATATAGTACCGAATATAACAATTATATGTTTATTCAAAATCTGTGTTTTACGCTGGCTATGGATCAAACCGATTTATTTGCGTTTTTTCTCCATTTACGTGACCAAAAAAAGGAAGAAGAGATATATGAAATATTTGAAAATTACGAAATTAGTAAATTAGATATTAAACGAATGTATCGTTATTTGGATAAACATGGTTCAGCGGATGTTGTAGATGACGAATTGTCAGTGTCTAGTGATTTACACATCTAAAATAGTGCGATGATATAAATTTGCGGTTGTTGCGTATGTAACATATTTTGCGCATATTAGATATATTACTTGTATTGATTACAAGTAATATATTTTAACTATTGAAAATTAGATTATGTAGTAATTGATTACTTAACAATCGTTTTATTCTGTTGGTTCTTCTACAATAGGTTGACTTGGTGTTGTAGATATATTTTCAGCAATTACATCTTGTTGTTGTAGTTTGCTAGTCAATTCAGCGTTTGATAATTGTAATTGGCTAATGGTATCTGCTTGTAATTTGTTTTGTCGTTTAAATTCTATTTGCTCTTTAATCAATTTGTCACATACTTGTTTTAAATGTGCCAACTGACCTTGTTGTTGTTTAATTAACTCTACTACTTGTGGCATAGTTAATACGATTGGTTGTTCTCCTTCGCGATGAATTGTAATTTGCTGACCATTTCCGCCGCCTTGCGCTTGTGATTGTGCTAACATTTGTTCTGCTTGTTTTCTACGCGCTTCTTCCATTTTTACCATTTGCTCCAATACATCTGGTTTCATACTAGGTCTTCCGGGACTATAATTCTCCAATAGCGAATCTATATTCAAATAAAAATCCTTCAATTCTGGTTGCTTTATAAAATCGTCAATCGTTTTAGTGGATTCCTTCACATAGTCTGGATGAGGACTATCTAGCAATTTTCGTTTATCAAACGTATTCTGTTCATGTGAAAATACCAAAATAACCTTCAATGGGTCTAATTGGACGAATGGGACGGTGTAGTCCTTTAAAAACGACTTTTCTTCTGCCAAACATGCGTCGTTGTCATATTTATTTTCAATTAATGCTCGTCTAAATGCGAATGTTCCGGCAGTAGCATGTGTCTGTTTGTACGGCCCAAATTGATACATCTTTTGTATGTGCTTAAAATATATGTAAATCTCACTAGATCCGGCACATAGAGCAGACGGATTCGATTGTAGTTTCTCCACCGCATGACTTACGCGTTCGGGTGGGTAGTAATCATCGTCATCCATATAGACTAATATATCGCCGATACTCTTTTCATGTAGCAAATTTCTCTTGCGACCAAGCGTCATTTTATCGTCATACTTGAAATATTTTACATTTGGATGGTTCTTCACTAAATCTTCAACCTTATCGGTTCCATCATCAATAATAATCCATTCCATTCTGTGCTTTGGGTATATTTGATGGTCAAAACATTTCAACATTGCCGGAATAAATGGGCGTCTATTAAAAGTGGGAGTACATACACTAACAAATGGATATTTGCTGTCTTTTGGTGGCATCTTTTGAATAGGTTTAACAGCATCTACATTTTTATCATGAACATGAGGATCGTGTATTTGCTTATTGTTTTTGTGCTTATTCTTATTATTTTTTCCCATTATGTATACGATATATAGTACTTTTTATATTATATTATAAAAAGTAATATATTGCTTACTGCTATTGCTTCTTCTGATATCGTACATTATTTATTAGATTGTCCTCTAAAATAAGGTGGTATTAATCCATATAAACATACAATTGAAAGTGGAACGGCCGTCCAATAACTTAAATTAATAAATGAAACAACTATTGTCGCAATTAAAAACAATACTCCCAAATAATAACTATTATACTCATTTCCCATTATCTCTAGTATTTTCCTACCGTTTAGAATCACGGGTAGCAATATAAAAGTAAATAGCACGCCCAATATTTGTATAGGTAGTATTGAAGCAGTAACTAACCATGTCCAACCGAAAAACAGACCCAATATAGAAATTAACCAACCCCATTTTTGCGTTTCATTCACAAATACACTTACAAGTGTAGGTAACCACCACAATGATGTAATCAAAATGATAAATCCAATTACAAGTGGACCGAATATAAACGGTACAATATCTTTCATTGAATCTGGTGGAAATTCACACGAAGAACCGACAAAACTTATCACTTGTTTTATAAATGTGCGCTGCCAAATATAAGAATATTTTATTTTGTTTACAATCCAGTTGAAAATTGTATTGAAAAAACCGCCCTCTTTGCTTTCCATACTATAAGGAAATCCATATTTAAACATTCCGCTGAAATATTTATTGTTGAATAACGAACTTTCAGTGAAGTCTATGTATTCACCGCATGCACCCACTCCGCCACGCGCCCCTCCTTTCATTTTTCTACCGCCCATAGATGGTTTGTTTGGTCCGGATGTAACTTCGTCAACATATGGTATATGGTCTGGATCATTTGGAAACATATTATCTAAATCAATTCGTGTAAAATACACAAAATTTGCTCCGAACAATCCTATGCCAAATACTACAGCAAATATTATCAATATATTTATAATAAACACTACCCAATTATTTTGTTTTTGTTTAGGTTCATTATTTTCTGTATCGGCATTATTTTCACTAGCCATGTATATATTTAATAAATATAATTATAATATTTTATTCCCGTATTATAAGAAGAATATTATGCCAAATAAAAAAACAATATATATATGGGATGGAGGTGTTTTCTCTCCGCCTACAAGAGTAGTCGGGACCATGGCATTTAATATAGCTACTTATATGTCTTCTAAATTTGACAATAAAGTAAATGTAGAATATCATTTTGTTCCTACCAATAAATATTATAATAAACCATGGGTGCGTTGCGTTGACGAAGAAGACCGAGTTTTTATGTTGAAACAATTGGTTGAATATATCAAAGACAACTATTCAGTGCCATCTAATATTAAATTTATTGTAAACGAACACGAAATTGAATATGGAAAGCGTGAAAAAGACCCAGGAACGACAATAAAAAGTTTAGATTATTTTACGAAAAAACAAAAGGAAAATGTATATCTGTCAAGTAGTATAGAAAGTATTATCCAGCGAGTAAAAGGTCAGTGGTATAAATCATTGGAATTATTTTTTACGGTAAACACAATATGTTCTGATATATATTCACCTGAATTAATAGGAGTAATTCAAGGTGAAAATTATGTATATAAAAGTATCAATTTAGGAGAACTACTAAAACAAGCAAATTACGAGTATCCTATTGCGGTTCAACAATATTTCAAGAGTAATAATATTACTACAAAGGATATTGATGATTTTATTGTTTTTAACAAGAACGTGGCTAAATTTGAAGGATTGAAAAAACTTATAATGACGCGAATTATATTTTTACCTAAACTTGTTGCTGGAGCGTATAAAGCCGCTGCTGGAAATCGTGTGAGAGAAGAATTGGATGTATATTATTCCTCGCTGAAAAATATCCAAAATTTCACGACACCCGGTATAGAAGAGTATATTACAAAAAAGGGTTTGTATGAGCATTGTAAAACAAGATATGTTGATAAATTGATAAGTAAAAAATCTAAAAGCATTAAGAGTAAGACTAAGTCTAGTATAAAACAAAAATCAAAAATAAACTCCGCTAGCCGTCGGCAGACTAAGCCAAAGATCAAGACAAGGCGAAAACGAAATAAAACATTTTAGCCGTCGGCAGACAAAGACAAAGACATTTTAGCCGTCGGCAGACAAAGACAAAGACTATTTAGCCATCGGCAGATAAAGCCATCGGCAGATAAAGCCGTCGGCAGACACGGCAGATAAAGACAATTTAGCCATCGGCAGATAAAGTATTTTAAATCTCATAATAACTTATATGACCGAAATAATATTTATGTCGCTAGTTATTATAATATTTTTGTATTTTGTCTATCAACAATATATTTTTCAAAAAAGTATGTTCTTCAGCACACAAGAAGGTTTTACGCCACAACAAGTAAATAATATTATACAACCACCAGGTGGTAATCAAATAGGTACCGCTGACTCAGATTATATAATACAAACACAAGTCCTTACCGTAAGTAACGGGTATACAGCACAAACGATAAATAACTTGAAACCTAGTAATCCTCAACCATTCAGTCAAGGCGGCGATTCTGATGATAATATAGGTGATTTTCCAGAGGTTGAACTAGAAAGTAAAACCGACCCGCTTCGTACTACAGAATTTGAATTCCCAAATGATTATAAATTTAATGTCGAATACAAGTGTCGTAAAACTGCTACTGGTATGTTTTCTGATTGTGGGGTATATTCAGCAAATTCTGCTTGGACTGCTGATCCGTATAAAGGATTAAATTGTCCGCTTACTAACACAAAAACTCCGGTCGAATCAAATTACAACACCTCAGCCAATTCTAACAATCGTGAAACTGTGTATAGACCTCTCAGCAAACTGGAAATAAGTAGCATAGGTAATACAATGCGCAATTAATATTTGGCATAACTTTTAACCTCGCAAATATCTGATTTGTAAACATTGTTGATGATTGATTTCAATTCAAATCTGTGATCATTCGTAATATATACAGCTCGCGCTAATTCAATAAATTCTGCGTCATATGCTGATTGTGATTCTTTAATGCGAATTTTATCTTCAATATCCCATAATTTTTTATTGACTTTTTTCAGATCATATAATTTATCTTCCGAAACTTTACATTGGTATATTAATGGTTTCAAATGTTGAATTTCATTTTCTATTTTAATTAATTTGTTAGCATCACTTATCTTTTCTGCCTTAATTTGTAAAATGGTATATTTATCGCATAACTCGCCTATCGAAATAGGTACAGATACAATATTAGTACTCATATAATTCTATAATAATTGTATAGCATTATATTTAATATATTTACATGAAAAACTATTAAATATTATTATTCATTCTAACATAATGTCACAATTACAAAGAACGTTGACTACGTTGGATAATTATATGAAGAAACAAGAATATAGTGATGTTATTGATATGTGTAATAAATTATATACTACGCAATATCAAGACAGCAAGTACTTGGAATATATACTAGATGCCTATAGAAAGGCAACTAGTGTTGATTGTAATTTTACTACTCCACACATCGTATATACTAACACCGACGCGATTCAACACTTTCAAAAATTACTTAAGCATACCGCACCACAAACACCTGCTTTTTGTATTCTTCATAATGAAATCGGGGTCTATTATGTTAACTCAAATGATTTTAAATCCGCGATTCATCATTTCAAACAAATATTATCTGTTAAAAATGACATACCGGATGTATATAATAATATTGCCGTGTGTCATATTAATTTAAAGGAATATGACAAGGCTCGTGTATGCTTGAAATTATCTCTACGATTACATGAGTGCGATAATATTCATATGCGCTTAGGTGAATTAAATATGTACACAAAAATGTATGACGCATCTATTAAAGCATATGAATCTATGAAACACCCAACCACAAACGATTTATATAATGCATGTTTTCCGTATTTAGCAACAAAACAATATTTAAAGGGTTATGAATTGTACGAAAACAGATTGCTACGTAATGAAATATCTCCTCAAACAAATCAGATAACTCGTGTAGAAATTCCGATTCTACCATATTGGAACGGAACGGAGTTATGTAATCATCTTATGGTTATATATGAACAAGGAATCGGTGATAATATACAGTATTTTCGTTTTATCATTGAATTATCTAATAAATATCCTCATATGAAAATAACCTACTTTTGTAAGTCAACCGTTTCTCATTTATTCAACGCAGAACCGTATGATAATATTAATGTGATTGATGATTCCCAAGCAATTGATATATCTATTTATGACAAAAAGTTATATATTATGTCTTTACCGTATATTTTAAAACTGCAAACTATTAAACCAAACAAGATAAACTATATCGTGGAAGACGTTAATAATGACGACATATGGAAACAACGATTGTCCGTATTCACGAATAAATTAAAGGTGGGTATCGTATATAGTGGATTATTAATTTCATATATTGACAAGCAAATCAATTTGGACGATTTCAAAGATATATGTTTAGATGATAGGTTTCAAACTATATGTCTACATAGAATGGACGGCAAAATATCGGAAGACTTTTCTCGTATTGATTTCGCTGATAAAATAATGAACTATGATATTGATATTGTGAAGCCGTTTGTTGATACGGTATCGCTTTTACGAAATATCGATGTGCTAGTTACTATAGATACATCTATTGCGCATATGGCTGGTGTAATGGGCGTAAAAACTCTGCTCTTGATTGGATATACAAGTGAATGGAGATGGTTTAATGATAACGATAAAGTATGGTATGACACGGTTGAAATTGTTAGAATGAGCGAACAAAAACCATTGGCCGATTTATTACCGCGAGTTAAAAATCTTCTTATTACAGAATACGAAAATAAAGGATAATTTTATTTTTTTCTATTGTTATAACATAATGGCAAAAAGTAAAAAAAGAATGACTAGAAAATGGAGCATGAAATATAAGAAAAGTATTAATTGTAATCGTCCAAAAGGATTTTCACAAAAACAACATTGTAAATATGGGAGGAAAACTCATAAAAAATATGTAAAATAGAATAATTTTATTTGGTAAGAGGACTAAAATATATTTTAGTAAGTAAGTAAAATATATTTATTTTAGGTGTGATATCTAGTTGAGATCTATATGTTAGTAGCAAATATACATGTGAATGTTTAACGAGCATACATAAGACCACAATTACCACCTACAAAGGTTAGTATATTGTATCGCTCTTCAAATACAGTCATGTTATAGTTATAATCGTATATTCTCCACGTCGGTTTATTAACACCTATAATTTCGCCGCTAGATGGATCACAAATAGTATAAACTTGGGCTAATGGGTCTAATGGCGGACTATATGTTGTGAACTCTAATTGAATCTCACGGAATTTACTCATATTCATAGCACCAGACGGTTGGAAATCAAATGGGTCATTATTTATAGCAAAACTGTAGTTATATAATCCGTCTGGAGCATTGCCAGATGTTCTCACATATTTTTCAGCGTAATTATACACACCAGCGTCAAGCACATTTTCCCTATATTTTCCATCCAATAATATACCTAATTGAAGTAATATATCTCGCTGATTCTGGGGTGCGAAAATACCAGTAGTAAAATAACCGGTATGTGTTCCAGTCGATGGATTGTACCCGGGTCCTATCCCAGCCAATGTAATCGGATTACAATTCAATACCCAATTTCCAGATGGATCTGCAAATTCGACTTCTTGTGGCAAATAACGATAGGGCCAATTCGTATAATTACTCCATTCATTTCGCAAATTGATATCAGTTCGCTGAAATATCCACATCCACGATGATACCATACCCATCGTATTTTCTAACTTGACGCGCTGACTGCCAGTAACATTGAAAAAATTCCAATCGTAAACAGATTTAAATAAATATTTTTGCTCTTGTGTGGCAAATACTTTCGATTCTTCCTCCGATAAAAACCCATATGTAGATATTAAATGAACATCAGCATTCCAGTTCGTACGCTTATCTTGATATGACATTGTATTAAGTGATACGTCTGGGGGCGGCTGTAAAAATCGATAAAATTGTTGTAATGATTCATTAAAATTTGGTTGAATATATGGGTAATTGTTCTGTTGGTCGGTTACATCACGAATAACTATTAATTCTTGAACTGGTCTTATCGTAATATTTATTTCCAATTCATTATATTGAAGGGCCACAAGAGGAAACGCCATTTTCGCGGCTAAAGTAAACCAAAAATTAATAGGAATGTATAACTTTCGTGCTCGAATAGATGGTTCTGGACCGACTGGATTTGTAGTATAATACGCGTTTGGATAACAGTTTACACGAGGTCCGCAACACCCAGGGTCATTTAATTCCGGAATATTACCAGTCATTTTATCATAAAGTGCCTTTTTTTCTGTTGAGAAATCGCGCTGAACCATGGCTAATAAATACGCACCAGAATACCGATTTAACGTTTGACCGCCTACTACAATCTCCACCTCTTGGATCATTTGTGTGCCCAAATTATCAATCCATTTGAATTCATAGGGTGCCCAATTTCCAGAACAATCTTGAGGAGGATAGATGGGACTCCAGATAGTAGGCAATTGAACTACTAAATAAGTATCCAATAATAATTCCGCATATCGTTTCATTCTAAACGTAAATTTAGAGGGTTCAGACATTCTCAAATTTCGTAAACCGTCGAAATCAATGCGAAACTTTTGTAGTCCAAAATTGGTGTATTTTTTATATGTTGTTTTGAAAAAAGTCTTTGACGGGTTTCCATTTAAATATACATTTTGATTTCCATAAGCAACAATGTTTAATAGTCCTCCTGGCATGGATTATATATATAATTGTCATACAATAATTATGTTTAACTTTTTATAATAATAATTAATATTTAATATAATATATGTTTTTGTCGAATTATTTTTTCATAATCTAATATAAGTATGGATGGTTTAAAAAAGACTCAACAAATGTTTTCAGATATGTTAAGTGAAGAAAATAGCGCGACTACCATAAAATATGTTGTTTACGCAGTAATCGTCATATTGATAATCGGTATTACTACATATACCTTTGGTAAAATGCGTCTTAATAAAAATAATTGTGACGCGCTAGGAAAATTATATCCTTCTTTCCCACTCATTTCTTCTTATAATCCAGATGACGCAACATATAAATATTTATTGCGCGATTATTATGTAAAAACCGCATACAATTGCTGCTGTGGTGGGCAATTTAAGAATGATTATGTGAATGTATGTGCTTTAAAAACATGTATTGCGCAAGGTGCTCGTGTTCTAGATTTTGAAATTTATTCGGTTAAGGACGAACCAGTTGTAGCTACATCGGCGGTTGATAATAACCGCGTAAAACAAACATATAATCAAATAGCATTTGATGAAGCTCTACAAACGGTTAATAATTATGCCTTTAGCGGTGGATCGTGCCCTAATCCGAATGATCCGTTAATTTTACATTTTCGTATTTCCAGCAATAACGACAAAATATACAAGAAAATGGCCGATATTA